CCATCGCTCGCGTTGAGGGTCTGACCCACAACGTCTCCAACACCTGCACAGTCAAGGATAACGAGTGGGGCGAGGTCGCTGACTTCCTGTGGAACAATCGCTCCAAGCTCAGAGGTGTGGCGCTCCTCGGTTGGTTTGGTGATAGCGCATACGACAACGCGCCTTATCAGACTGTTGAGGCGGGAGCTCCTGCCGAGGAGCTGTGGCTCAAGCTCGCTGCGCTCGATTGGTCAGGCATCAACCTCACCAATATTGATAGCGATTACTTTGACGCTCAACTAGAGCCAGCCTGTGCAGGTGGTCAATGCTCTATCTAGCTCTGATCTTTGGACTCGTTGTGGCCTTCGATTGGCTAGGTGACTCAGCCGAGGAGTGGGCTCTGTTCTTAGCTCTTGTCTGTGTCGTGGCTTACTTTTTTGTAGGCTGATCTCATCACCACCTTCATCTTCTCGCTGTGGCGCTTCCTTCGTGCTTCGTTCCAAGCTCTGGTGCCATGCTTGGGAATACCTGCAGCGCGAGCCCATGTGTTGATCGCGTTCTGAGACACTCCAAACTGCTTGGCAACTTCAGCTTGGGTCATGTCGGTTGTCTTGAGCGTCTCGATTGCCTCTGCTCTGATCTGCTCCTTCGCCTCTCGGCTTAAGTTAGAGTAGGCCACTCGCTTGGCATAGACGCTCTCACTCGACCCATAGAGCTTGGTGAGCTCTTCGAGGCGATCAATGCGCGCTTGCTCACGTTGCTCTACGAGCTGTTGAGACTTCTCCAGCGCCTCTTGTCGTAAGCGCTCCCAATGTGCTTGTCGTTGTTCGTATGTCGTCATGCTTCCTCCATGTTGTGTCTCTATTAACACAGAGGAGGCATGAGCTCATCACTTCTTTTTGAGGTGACCTTGGTGAGCGAGCGAGCGCTGAACCTTCTCCAACGTCATCCAATAAGAGGCATAGAGCGAGGCGATCATGTGAGGTTGCGAGGTGTACTTTTGAACGTCGAGCTTTGTTCGGCTGATGCTCAAGACATACACCTCAGCAGCTTCTCCAAAGCGCTCCTTTAGAGTTTTTTCGATGTCGATCTCTGAGCAAAGATACTGCTCTTTGATCTGAGCGATGGCTTGCCTAAACAGCGGGTAATCAATGTTGGCGTAGATGAAAGTCTGAATCCTGTTGTGATTCACATCGAATGGATGCTCAACACCATCATGGATAAAGTTATGCTCATCACGCTTAGACCAGATGGTCTTGATGTCGCGCTCAGTCTTGCTCTTGTTGGGCCTGCCTTTGCGTGGCGACTCTGAGCCGTCATTGGGTCTGCTCTGCTCGCGCTTCTCCTTTTCCTCTTGAGCTATCTGCTGAGCTGTCTTGCCAGGTTGCCATGCAGGATGGATCACGCTTGCATGAGGGTTCGCAGGGAATGCAATAGAGCCATCATCAGCGAGGGTCACAGTGTCACCCTTAGCCTTTTTGAAGGGCTTCAAGAAGCTCGCCATCTTGCTCATGATTGACTTGGCGCGTGACTTAGACACGTCTTGAAAATCTTCAGCCTCGGCAGCCTCTTTGAGCATATCGACCAAGCGCTTGGGCTGATTGTCGATGAACCAGCGCTTCACAGCGTCAAGGTCAAAGTCTCGGCTCTCTTGGCCTTTGGTTTCATCGATCCACAGCAAGCGGTCGCGAGTGTCGTTGGGATAGATGCCCACCTCAAGACCATCAGCGCGGGGCGCTCGCTCTGGAGGAGTGACGATGATAACGACCTTTCTGATCACGCTGTCTGAGGTGATGCCCCATGAGCGAGCGTTGGTCTTTCCTGTCGTCTGCATATAAAGCTCGTTGCGATAGCAGAGCGCTGAAAAACCTTTTGTGACTTCTCCTCCGCTATAGTCAGATATACGCGCAGCTTTTTTTCCATCATGAAAATATATCACTCTGATTTTACTGCCTTCACTTGAAACAATCATATCCGTGTCTTCAATAAAAGGCTTGAGAGATGAGATCAAGCCTCTTGCATTACGAGTGGTATCTACCCAATCCATAAGCGTTAAAGGTATAGTAATCTTTTTGCCTTTGACGATATCCTCGTATGATGTCTCTAAATACCTTTGAGACATATATTTTCTGAGAGAATATGCCGTGATTGCGTCACAACTATCTTGATGATTCTTCCCAAGGAGCATAACGACAAAGCCAGACTCTTTGACCTTGGCAGCTTGCTTGCATTCCCACCATTTAATGCCCTGCCAACCATGGGGATGGAACTCTTCGAGCTCAGCAAGGTTGATCACGTTGACGCTGCGGTTAATGCTTGGCACCTCGACCTCAAGCACCTCGGTCTGCTCATCGCCATCCTCATCGAAGTAAGTGACCTCACAAGGCTTGATGAACACCTTAGAGCTCGCCTCATCATAGGTGAACCACAGCATATTTCCATGAGGCTCCTCCTTCGTCCAAGAGAGGAACACCACGCCATAAGGGTTGGTCACAAGCGTGGTGGCCTTCACGCCAATGCCGAAGTTATCATGCACACCTCCAGAGCCCTTTGATGAGCTGTTGTACTGCGTCAAGTAGATCGCCATCTGCTCAGCGCTCATGCCAGGGCCATTGTCAGAGAAGCAGAGCTTCTTGATGCCCATATCGAGGAACTGCTTGTCATGGTAGGCGATTACCTTGGTGGCTCCTGCCTCGATGGCGTTCTGATAAATCTCACGCACAAACTGCATGGGGTGCATATTGCGAGAGAACCTGCGGAGGTTTTCGGTGGGGTTTCGGTCTGTCAGTGTTTGGATCTCAGGCATCTTGTTTCTCCATTTGCCGTTGAGTTTCGTTGTGGGGTGGTGTCGCGTATGCCCCGCCACGCTTGAGGTTAGGTTAAGGCTTAGCCGAGCAGACAGTTGCTGTAGCCAAGCTCATTGACGAGGGCGCGCACCTGCGAGAGCGTGTGCTCGTTGTGGTTGCCAGGCTTGCGGTGCATCTTGTGCCACAGGCCTGTGATGTAGGTCTGCACATCGATCCAACCGCTGACGCGCTCAACACGCTCCATGCACTCCCTCTGATCGAGCATATCCTCCCAAGCGAAGGGCTCAACCACGCCATCAGCGTTGGGCTCGTCAGAGGTCGCAGCCTCGAGGATGCGCTTGGCGACATCAAGAGGCGTGGGTGTCTTGTTGGCAGGAGCTCCTCGGAAGGGCTTAGGCGGGATGCTCTCAATGGCGTTGTGCTCGTTAGGCTGTTGAGGCATGGGTGGGCGAGACTCTTGACGAGGCGCGGGGCGCTGCTGAGGCTGACGTGAGACAGGGCGCACCTCCTCACCGAGGCTGTCAGCGCTGATCTGTGTGCGCTCATCATCGCTGATGTCCATGTTGTCAGCGAGCTCATCAGGGCTGTAGATACCAGACACAGCATCAGGGTATGTGGCGCGGAGCATGAGGGTGAGGCAACGAGCGCGAAGCATCTGCATGGGCATCTGCTGCCAATTACGGTTGCGAGTGAGGCCCTGCGCGTTAGCCATCTGCATGGTGTAGGTGAAGACGTGCTTGATGCCCTCTGGCTCATCGGTGCGTGTGCATTCATAGGTGCAGTGCTCATGATCCCATGAGGTGATGACCATGTAGCCACAGAGCCCAGAGCGCCTCACCACGCCAGCCATCGCGTCAGCGTTGAGGGAGGGCTTGCCCTTGAGCATATAGGCGTTGTTCTGAGTGATCGCCATGTCATTGTTGAAGTGAGCGCCAAAGGCAGCGTGAAGGCGCACACAGTCTCTCGCGTTGTCGCTGATGATGTTGGCGATCTCAATGGCGTGGTCAATGTTCTTGGGTGTATAGATGCTCATGATGTTTTCCTGTTGTGTTGTGGTGGTTTAGTTGCTGTAACGTGTCATAAAGTTCTTGAGGTGAGTGGCGCGGTCTTCGTCGTTGAGATGTTTAAAATTGACCCAACAGCTCATGATGTTGCGATAGTCATGGTCTGATAGCGCGATGTTGCACTTGGTCTGAAGGTGACCCTCAAGATCATCTCGAAAATCAAGGTCATTGATACGGTGCTGAGGCGTAGGATGAACACCCTCAAGGATGTAAAGCTCATGCACCAAGTGATCAATTGCATCAGCGCTGAAGCTGTACTCAAAACGAAAGGGCGCGGGCTGAGGCTGTGGCTTAGGCTGTGGCTTGAGTGTTTTGCGCTCATCAATGCGATCCCAAGCCCAAAAGGCGAGGATGATTCCAGCGGTGACAGCTGCGAAGATGAGCAAGAGAGGTGTGATGTCAGGGGTGTTGTGCATTGTGGTGTCTCGTCAGTTAATCGTTGAGGTGGAGGAAGGTGATTGTGTTGTAGGTGTCGAGCCCGGTGAGCTTGTTGGCTGCTCTGGCGAGGGCGGTGGCAATTCTGACTGATGGTGTGTGACCTTTGAGGATGTGCGTAAGGTAGCTCTGAGTGATGCCAGCTTCCTTGGCGAGATGACCGAGGTTGTATCGATCTTTCTTGAGGTCACGCCTAAGGCGTTCTTTAAGCGTCATGTATCTCCTTTCTGTTCCTCCCTTCTAACGTCTCTCTTACCTAGTGTCAATATTTTTTTTGCACTAGGCTAAAAAAAGTAAAAAAGACCCACAGTGCAAAAGTGCGCTTGACGCACTGACCGCGCTCGCCTATAGAGAGAGCTCCACCACAACACAAAGGACACTCATGAAAGAGATGACCTGGAGGGTCGCTGCCCTCAAAGACAAAGACCTCACAGCGGGCGATAAGGTCGTGATGATGGCCCTGCTCATCAGAGCTGATTGGGAAACATGGCAAGGTACAGCCTCAGTCAATGACCTTGCTGAGCTGACAGCTATGTCAACGCGAGGCGTTAAGCTCTGCCTCAAGCGTATCGAGGCTCAAGGGTGGGTCACTCGTCACGCCAACAGGCGCGATGATGGACTGCACCACAAGGCCACGTTCAAGCTCAACGCTGACAAGATCGACACCTCAGATGGGGGTGGGGTATTTCATTCACCATATGGTGAACAGAGTACCCAACCCATAGTGAACAAAGTACCCTACCATAGTGAACAGAGTACCCAACCCATAGTGAACAAAGTACCCAAGGGTAGGGTATTCCATTCACCCAATATCAACTCTTATCAACTTAATGATCAACTTATAGATCAACAGACTAATCAACCTCATAATCAACCTTCATCCGAGGTCACGCCTGACTCCACACGCGAGAGCGAGCTCAACGACATGAGGCGCGCTGCGCTCAAGGCAGGGTGCTATCTCCTCGCTCCAGAGCATCATCTCTCTTGGAATGTGTATGTGAGGAAGATGGGAGAGGTGACAAGACTACACTCAAGACAAGACGTGAGAGACGCTTACGCCAAGAATGATCATCACCTCCTCAAGCAAGCTCATGAGCTCCGCATCGCTCCAAGCTCAATGATCGATTGGGTGGTGTTCTTGGCAACAGAGCAGAAAGCTAGTAAGCAGCTCATCAGACGATAAATGGAGACAGCTATGACCTTTGACATCGACATCGACAACCTCATTGAGATTGAGCGCGAGCCTGCGCCTATCCTTCCAAGCTACGCTGGCGTTAACGCTGAGAACTTCCCCGCCTCAGAGTGGCGCTCGGTTAACGGCTACCTCGCAAGCTCACCTCTGCCCTACTGCGGGCGCTGTGACATGGGCTTTATTGTCACGCCAAGCGAGATCATTGGGCGCGCTCCCACCTCAAGGCTCTGCCCTCACTGCGAACGACCACGCAGAGCGCTCAAGCGCATCGAACGCGCCAAGCTCCCTGCGGTGGCAGGTCAGCACACCCTCTCAACCTACGAGTGGGACAGCGAGGCTCAGAGGCAGCGCATCGGTGAGGTGCTCGATTGGATCGCCACACCTCGCCACGCTCACACAGGCGAGCGCCCTGCTCTGCTCATGCACGGTACACCTGGCAACGGCAAGAGCTCCATGCTTCACATCCTCGCGAAACACGCCTGCTTTAACGGCAAGCGCGCTCTGTTCCTCACTCATGAGGGCCTGTTCATCGACATTAAGGCGAGTTGGAATAAGCCCAATAAGGTCAACCCTGTTGACGCTGAGACTCACTGCCTTAACAACATCGACCTCCTCTGCCTTGATGAGCTTGGGGGTATCGGTGGCTCTGGCGCTCAGTGGACTGATTGGTACAAGGATCAGACAAGGGAGCTCATCGGCTCTATCCATGACAGGTGGAGCGCGGGGGAGCTCGCTGTGGTTACCACCACCAACCTAAACCCAAAGGAAATCCTCGGTGGTCTCCTCGAGGGCAACAGCGCCCTTGTCTCAAGGGTGCGCTCAATGTTCGGCTCACCTGTCAAGATGGTCGGTCGCGACCGCAGACCTCAGCTTGATGATGGATGGTGCTGAGACAATCACACCATGAAAGCTCAGGTACTCGACACCCTCAGAGCTGTATGTTGCATTACCGATAATGACCTTGTGAATGCCTGAGTGATGTATGAGGCGAGCGCAGCCGAGACAGGGCGGGGTGGTCACGACAAGCACACAACCCGCCACGCTCACACCCTTATGCAGAGCGTTCATGAGCGCGTTCTGCTCAGCGTGATGACAGCCCACCTCGGTGGAGGTGCCAGAGGCGATGGCGCGCTCTGACCTCGTGCAGACCTCACCACCACACAGCTCACCACAAGCTCCGCGAGGCGGGCCGTTGTAGCCTGCGCTCAGAGGGTTGTTACGCTCATCGATGATGAAGGCTCCCACCTTACCTCGAGGGCAAGGGCTCATCTCTGAGATTAGCTCAGCATGGCGCAGCCAATGAATGATCCAGCGCGCTTTCATCTAAAACCCCAACGCATGAAAAAACACCTTGATCACGATGAGCCAAAAAATCAGCAGGGCCAGAGGGTTTTGATTATCCAAGGCACACCTCCAATACTCGATCCATGCCCTCAATGCTCTCGACAAGCTCGCTGACTGCTTGGGCATATTCTCTGATCTCAAGCTGAGCGTGTTCATCGAGGCGCAGCTTGAGGAAGTGAATGAGCGCGTGGAGTGAACAAGACCAATAGCACTCGCTTATCACGCTCACAGGCAGGATGGCGCGCGCTTGCTCTTTGCACACACCCATCTGCAACAGGAGCTCATAGGCGGTCGCGACTGTGTTGAGCGCGTCAGCGTAGATATGATGCACCCCAAGCTGAACCTCGCGGGGGAGCTCCCCACCTGAGCCCTGCTTGACGCTCTCGCTCGCCTCACGCCACGCTCTAGGCTTCCAATAGTCTTGACCAAGCTCAACGTAGCGCCCGCTGATCTCGTTCCAACTGCATCCCACCTGGTGTTTCATCCATTGGCGCAGCACAAAGATGGGAGCCTTGATGTGGAACTGAAGCTGAACATGGCGAAAGGGTGAGGTGTGGTGGTGATCCCATAGATACTTGACGAGCGCCCAATCTCGCTCCTCCATCTTCTCAGCTCGCTTACCCATCGAGACTCGCGCAGCGTTGACTACGCTCAAGGGTGAGCCCATCACGTCAACGAGCGCGACAGAGCCAGAGCCAACCTTTATTTCAGTGGTTGTCATAGGTTTAGACCTTTGCGGTGTTATGTCTATGTGTGCATGGTCGAGCGCTGAGGACGATCCTTGGCGCTCGCCTTCTATTAACACGCAACATGGAGCAAGCTATGGACAATACACTTGTTGTTGATGATCTTGATAGAGCGTATGTTTCATTCGCGAAGGAATATGCGGAGCATAAGGGTTTACATCAAGCTAAACAGCTTTTTACACTTTCTGAAGCCCATTGGGAGCTAATCTCGCAGCTTATAGGATGTGAGAGCAGTATCGTTATGTTAAGTGAAATTTGTAAACGAACAACTTGTGAAGATGTTAAGAAAAAAGCCAGCTCATATATGGATCTCTGTGCGAGAGCACATATAGGTCTTCATACTTATGCGCTTGATACTCCAAATATCTCAAAGGAAGAAGCAGAAGGCACGCTTCGGTTGATTGAAAATGTTCGAACGATTGTTTTTGAAGACATAAGCGCAGAGCAGATACTTGATTTTATCAACAAGCATAAGGAGCAAGCATGAACCGTATTATTTTAATCGGCACCACAGGCAGAGACCCCGAGGCGCGGGGCGCTCAAAATAATATCATCAACTGCTCTCTCGCTGTAGACTCCTACAGCAAAGGCGAGAAGGGCGTTGATTGGTTCAACCTCGTGCTCTTTGGTGCTACAGGTGAGAGCTTTATGAAGGCTGTGACCAAGGGCAAGCATATCGCTATTGAGGGCAAGCTCAAGACTCGCACATGGGAGAAGGATGGGCGAAAGATGCAAGATGTTGATGTTGTGGTTGACTCTTGGCGATTTGTTGGTGCAAAAGTACCCGACAGCACACCAATCAGCGGGCCTACCTCTTGGGGTGGCGGAGATAGCTCATGGCCTTGAGCGATGACCTCCCTAAGGAGACTTGGGTTATCATCGACAATGATGAGGATTGGGAGGTGCTAGACAACCTCATTGATGGAGCAGATGACGATGAATATGATGACGACAGCTCAGACGAGCAAGACGACTGAGGATATGATCGCGCGAACTTGCTACGCTTATCGTGGCATGATTGCAAACATCGCCCGCAGGTATGGTCTAAACGAAGATGCAGCAGATGACCTGGTTCAAGATGTCGTCATTTACATTGTCTCTTATCATCGGCAATATGGATTAGATCTATCTATTCAAAACAAATTCAGCAGCTTGGTGCGGAGTTCTGCTATTCAACGAGCGCTCAATGTTTGCAGGCGTAAGCGGATACGATATAACGACGAGTTTGAGTTTCTTGAAGGTTTTGAAGCAACGTGTCCTAACGAGCTCCCTGATCAAATCATTGAGGCAGAGGAAAGGCTAGAGCGCGCTTTTAGAGCCATTGGAGATGCTTGGCATACACAACACGTCAAGATGCTGTTAGATGGGTATAACTCTTGGCAGATCGGCAATATCTGCGGCCTTAGTAGAAATACATCATCTAGTAGGACTAAACGGATCAGGCTCAGCTTGGAGAAAGAGTTTAAGGATGACTAAGAGTGACCTCAAGGGCTTGGCTGCGCGTGAGGCAGGAGATGCCTCAAATGTCACAAGCGCGCGCGCGACCCAAGGCCCTCATGCGCCTCGGAACGCTGAGAAGCTCGACAATGTGTATCATCTGCTCAGCGAGGGTCAGAGCGTAGAGGCTGCGTGTGTTGGGGCGGGCTTATGTAGGCGCACCTTCTATCGCTGGATGAGCGACCATGAGGACATCAGAGACTTGGTGGAAGATGCCAAGGTCGCGGGTGAGGGTAAGATACTCGCTGAGATGAGAAGGCACATCGATGCCAAGCAAGATTGGAAGGGCCTGGCGTGGATCCTCGAGCGCAGGTGGCCTGAGCGCTACAGCGCCAAGCGAGAGATCGAGGTCAGCACCAAAAAGGCTGATGGCATCCCTGAGGTCTTGGCGATGCTCGAGCAGACGCAGGGCATGATTGACGTTGAGCCTGATGAGGATGGGGGCGATGAGTGAGCAGCTCGTCAGCTTCCCTGCTCACCTGCTCTCTCATGGGATGATCTTTGTGGCAGAGCTGCGCGAGGGTCATGGGCGCGAGGCGTGGACTGTGCTTGACTTCGACAACAGGCGCAGGGCTGTGAGGATGCCCATGTGGTCTGTCGATATGGAGGGTGAGATGTTTGCCACGCTCCCCACCGAGGGAGAGGTCACGCTCATCGCCACCTGCGCCACCATCACAGAGCTCGCCTATGAGGTGGGTGTTCACCCTGTGACACCTTGGCGAGAGATCGTCACACGTTATGTAAAAGCGAAAGCCCACCAAGCCGACACCCAAGCGACTTGATGGGCTTAACACCACAACGGAGACACCTATGACACAAGAAGCTCTACAGATCAAGCGCCATTCAATCATGCCCCGATGGGATAAGAGCCAGATGGAAGCGGGCGCTGTAAGAATCCACGCTCGCTTTCAAGCGCTCATCACTTCAGTTATCGAGAGCGCTGATTGGGCTAACTATCGACTGACCAAAGACCCGCTTGAGGTGGGCAGACCTGCGTGGCCCTCACCTGGCAAGTTCTGCGATCTAGTCATAGCAAGGCGCAGCGGTCACGTTGAGGGCGCGCTCGAGATTAAGACACGCTCTGACGCTGTGGGGGTCAGCCCTATCGACAAGATGCACAGCACCCTGGATATGATGGGCACTGATCTTTACGAGCTCCAACGCGTAGCTCATCAAGCTGATGCTCTGTGGGTGGTGGCGCTCGGCATCTATCGTGTGCCCTTTCAGGCGATGGCGATCTCTTGGGATGCAGATTGGTCTGATATCGTGCTCGCGTGGGGGCGTGACGTGGGGCGCGATTCGCCTATGAGCATGATGAAATGGAGCTCCTTTGCTTCCCTTGACAATGCAATGTGTTATCACAAAGACCTCAAGAGTTTCTTCAGCGTGGCAAGCCTTCCTCGCAAGCTCCCCAAGATCAGCTTCAACCCACCTGCTCTAGAGCCTCAGCAAGATGTCAGCGCTGATGAGCTCCTCCAAGCTATCGATGAGAGCAGCCTTGCCCCAAGCGCCAAGCTCGCCATCAAGGTTATCAGTGAATGGGGGGATCATGTCGCGCCTGTTAAAACACGCTGTCGTGAGTATGTCACCGAGGAGATCAGCGAGAGCGCGCTCCAACATCAGATCATCAGCTTGGTGGAGGCGGGCGTGTGCTTAGGCTATAAGAAGGGCTCTCGCAGGCACAGGCTCCACCTCAACAGTAGGGCGCTGATGGATATGCTCAAGGAGGACTGATGAGCGATGAGAAGGAGAGACCATTCATCCTCAACGAGCTCCAGCGTGAGGTGATCGCGGGCATAAGGCGCAAAGATAAGGTCATCGCTGCGCGCTGTGGTTGGGGTAGTGGCAAGACCTCCTCGTTGATCTTCGCTATGTGGTTCCTCGCCAAGACTCGACCTGGCACCACATCCTTGCTCATCACCGACACTACGCCACGTTATAACTCAGTGCTCATGCCTGAGATTGAAAAGTGGCTCGCGCCTCGAGGGTGGGTGTACAACCACAGCCTCCACAAGTGGACTGACACACACACAGGCTCAGCGGTGCTCTGTCGCTCATACTTCCGACCAGGCACACGCGATGCGAGCCACAACCCTCTTGAGGGTATTAACGTCACAAGTGGCGTGGCGCTCGTTGATGAGTGTCAGACGCTAGGGCCAGAGGTGGCGCATAAGGCGCTCGGCCGTCTGCGCTCAGGCCCCTCGCCCACCTTGATCTTGGTTGGGCTGCCTGTCGCTGATGCTTGGTGGTGTCGCATGGCTGAGGAGGCTCAGTGTCACCCTCTGCTCTTTAGCTCATACGTCAATGAGGACAACCTCAGCGAAGCTTGGTTTGAAGCCACCAACCTGCTCCCTGATGATGAGCGCGAGGCGATGGTGATGAACAAGCCTAAGCCACCAAGCGGGCTCGTTTATCAAGAGTTTGATGTTGAGCGCCACGTCATCAGCGACTTCAAGTACCGCCCTGAGATGACAGGGCGCATCACGATTGACTGGGGCTTCCGCAAGCCCTCGGTGATGATCATCGTCTATGATGAGGAGCGCGAGGCGAGCATCATAGTGCATGAGATCAACCCTCAAGAGGTGACCATCGCGCAGCTCTCTGAGATGATCCTGCGCGTGGCATGGCCTCGAGCTCATAAGGATTCAGCGCCAGGCGCTCGGATATGGATAGACACAGGCGTAGCTGACAAGGCGGGCAAGGCGCGCTCAGACCAAACAGGGCGCTCAGCGTTCCGAGAGATTGCCAAGCCTATCGGTGATGGTGGCATAGGCTTACCTCTGCGCTTCACGACTGACCCTGTACGAACAGACATTCTCAATGGTGTGCAGCGCCTCAAGCGCGCCTTCGCTCGTAATCGCTACCTCATCACCGAGGAGGTCTGGCGCAAGGGTGAGCGCGCCACAGGTAACAGCATCCGAAAGGCGCTGCTCAGCTATGGGTGGGATAACAAAGAGCAACCCAAGAAGGATGGGCGAGAGGATCCTCTTGATGCTCTGCGCTATGACTGCATCTTCCATTATTGGGCTGATGAGGTGAACAAGGAGGGATATACTCCAAGAGCGAGACCTAATCGCAACAGACGAGCGGGCATCTCGACCAACCCAAGGAGCTTCTGATGGCAGACCCAACTATCCCACCAACCCTCATAGAGAAGGCGCTCGACCCTAACAACCTTGTGGCAGTGGTCACCATTGGCGCGCTGTGGCTCGCTTACAAGTGGGGCTCTCGTAGGTTCGACCTTGAGGTTGAGGAGCAGCGCGACATCATTAAACGCATCGATGAGCTAGAGAGGCGCATCGACAAACTAGAGGCAAAGATCGAGGTCTTACATGAGCATTAAACAACCCGCAGCCTATCCTTGCCTTGATCGCATCGACCACAGCGTTGATGAGCCTCATGAGCCACGCGAGGCTGTTGACCATCCCAACCATTATCACCCTGGCTCTGGCGTTGAGGTGATTGATGCGATTGAGGCGTGGGCGCTCGGCTTCAACCTCGGCAACGTGATCAAGTACGTAGCGAGGGCTGACCACAAGGGCAAGCGCTCTGAGGACTTGCAAAAAGCGCTGTGGTATCTGATGCGCGAAATATCTGCACACAACAATGGCGATGGTGCGTGTTAATAGTATGCAGCCTGTTGGGGGCTGGTTAGCCTCGGTCATCTGTTTGAGTCGCCAAAAAAAACTGTAAAGCTGATGACCGGGGCTTCTTATATGTGCACACAACAATGGCGATGATGCGTGTTAATAGTATGCCCCACGCTGATTCTGTCCTTTGTGCGTTGTCGGTCGGTCTCAGCGCGGGGTGTCTCTCTTGGTGCCAGCGCTGTCGATCAATCGTGAGCTCATCAGAGCCTCACTACTTCAGAGCCACCAAGACGCTCTGCG